ATGGTACAAATGCCTGATCACGGTGAGATTAATTTAGATAGTTTTAAAAATTATGAACTGGGCTTTAGTGGACACTTTCACAAGCGTCAACAAAAAGGCAATATGATTTATATTGGCAATGCGTTTCCACACAACTATGCAGATGCATGGGACGATGAACGTGGAATGATGGTTTTAGAGTGGGGAGGTCAGCCAAAATACCATACTTGGGATTTACAACCAACCTTTAGAACTGTTAAACTAAGTCAGTTAATTGACGAAGCCGCAACTATTATTAAACCCAAGCAACATTTACGGGTTGCACTAGACATTGACATTAGTTATGAAGAAGCAAGTTTTATCAAAGAAAAGTTCTTGGGTGATTACAGCATTAGAGAATTAACTTTAATTGCAGAAAAGAAAGAAGTTGAAATTAATACTGACATTGACATACAATCATTTGAAAGTGTGGATCAAATTGTTAGTAATCAACTTGTTAGCATTGAGAGTGATAAGTTCAGCGCAAAGACGCTACTGGAAATTTATAACAGTCTATGAGTATAAAAATTAAAGACCTAACGGTCAAAAACTTTATGAGTGTGGGTAATCAAACCCAAGCTGTGGATTTTGGCAAACAACACTTAACATTGGTCTTGGGTGAGAACTTGGATCAAGGCGGAGATGATAACGGCAGTCGTAACGGCACTGGTAAAACTACCATAGTCAACGCACTGAGTTACGCATTATACGGTGTTGCACTTACTAACATTAAGAAAGATAATCTAATTAACAAAATTAACAGCAAAGGCATGTTGGTCACGCTGAGTTTTGACAAAGACGGAGTTAATTATAGAATTGAGCGTGGTCGTAGACCAAATCTTCTCAAGTTTTATGTTAATAATATAGAACAAGATTCTGAAGAAAGTGATGATGCTCAAGGCGACATGCGTGAAACACAAAAAGATGTGGATGAGCTACTGGGCATGAGTCACGACATGTTCAAACACATTGTTGCTTTGAATACCTATACAGAGCCGTTCTTAAGTATGCGGGCCAATGACCAACGTGCAATTATTGAGCAGTTGTTGGGCATTACTCTGCTCAGCGAAAAGTCTGAAGCATTAAAAGAACTGATCCGAATTACAAAAGATGAAATACAACAAGAAAGCGCCAACATTGAGGCCGCTAAAAAGTCCAACGAAAAGATTCAACAAAGTGTGGACAGTTTAACCACTAGACAAACTGCTTGGTACACACAACAGGCCACAGATTTAGAAAAAATTGGCAAGGCCATTAATGAATTGCACAGTGTTGACATTACAAAAGAGCTAGAGCAACACACCAAGCTCAAAGCATATGATGATCATAGTGCAAAAATTAAAAGTTTAAACAAAGAAAAGGCCACTTTAGAAAGTGCAATTATTCAAGCTGAAAGAACTGTAAAGAAATATACCACAGAACTCACAGCATTAGATAATAAAGCATGTCATGCTTGTGAACAACAACTTCATGACCACAAGCATGAAGAAATGACTGCTCTTGCTAATAAAAATTTAAAAGAAGCAACAACTTATTTTAACAAGGTCACAGCAGACCTAGCAAAAATCAACAAAGAGTTGACTGCAATTGGTGACATCAATGGCAGGCCAAAAACATATTACGATACTTTAGAAGAAGCACTAAAGCATCAAAACAATTTAACTACTTTAGAAAGTCAGTTGGTCAAACGTGCTGAAGAAATTGATCCTTATCAAGAACAAATTGATGAGTTACGCAATACTGCAATGCAGGAAATTACTTGGGATCGTGTTAACGAGTTGACTAACTTAAAAGAACATCAAGAGTTCTTGCTCAAGTTGCTCACAAGTAAGGACAGCTTTATACGGAAAAAGATCATTGATCAGAATTTAGCTTATCTCAATAACAGATTGACCTACTATCTTGACAAGATGGGACTACCGCATACAGTTGTGTTCCAAAACGACTTAACTGTGGAAATCACGCAACTTGGGCAGGATCTAGACTTTGATAACTTGAGTCGTGGTGAACGTAATAGACTTATACTTGGCTTGTCATGGAGTTTCCGTGACGTATGGGAAAGTTTATATCAAAGTATCAACTTGTTGTTTGTTGATGAACTTATTGACAACGGATTAGACGCAAGTGGAGTTGAAGGTGCGCTGGCTGTACTTAAAAAGATGGCACGTGAACGCAACAAAAACATTTATTTGATCAGTCATAAGGATGAATTGATTGGTCGTGTTAATAATGTTCTTAGAGTTATCAAAGAAAATGGGTTTACATCATATGCAAACGATGTGGAGTATGTAGATTAACATGGAACAAGATGAAGTATTGCACGCCGAGCTCATGCAGGCGTTTAGCAAATATTTTAAAGCCAATCAACGATGGATCAATACAGGTACACGTATTGCTGGTCGGGAAGTTCGCTATTGGCTCAGTGAAATTAGAAGATTATGTAGCTTACGAAGAGAACATGTAAGAGCATGGCGCAAAGAATTAGACGAAATTAAAAAACAAAAGAAAGAAATCCAAAAGGCACAGGCAACAGGCACAGATACAACTAACTAGTTGATGACATGGTATTATCAAGACACAATTATAGAAGAACTACCGGAAGATTGCGTGGGATTCGTGTACTTGATAACAAATGTCATCTCTGGTAGAAAATACATAGGCAAAAAATTAGCCAAATTCTCTAAAACATCATACAAAGTAGTAAAACTTAAAAACGGCGCTAAGAAAAAGAAGAAGATTCGCAGTAAAATTGACAGTGACTGGCGTGAATATTACGGCAGTAACTTGGAATTGAATGTGGATGTTCTAAAATTAGGCAAAGAAAATTTCAAAAGAGAAGTATTATACTACTGTAAAAGCAAATCTGAATGTAGTTACATCGAGGCCAGAGAACAATTCAACCACAAAGTATTAGAATCTAAAGACTATTATAACGGACAGATCAGCGTTCGTGTACATGGCTCACACATTTTAAAATCATAGGCTCCACAAGCGGTACAATGCAAGCGTCGGCTAAATTCGGACGCCCTAGACCTGGATCTCGGATCGCAGGGATGGAAACCTCTTGCCGCTAAGAGTACTCAATCACTATCCTTAACAGGACGAAGATGGGATATGCCTTCATAAACCCGTTTGATTGTTTGAAAATATTTAAAAGGCTAAAAGATAGGGCAATGAGATAAAGCAACCCTAGGGTTATTGTACGTGACAATAGATGTATAATAACTACCGTCATAAAGAAGACGTAGCTCGAGGTACCGGATGACCGCCTCTGTAATGCTATATTATTGTAATGGTGAGGCAACTCGCATAATGTTTCTTCTCCCGGCAACGGGAGAAGTATGGCTCCACAATCTGCATAATATTTAAACTGCTTCGCAGTTAATAGTTAAATACTTTTAGAGAAGAAAGAAATGTGTTTAAGTGAAGCGTAAGCTGAACGCAAACACATGTGAGCGTAAGCTCACATCAAAACAATAAATACCATATGAAAGTTCATGACATTATATCAGAAGCAACACCTGGATTAGGCACTGCGATTAAAGCAGGAGTCAATGCCTTCAAGGCGGCTAGAACAGGTGCACCAGCAGTGGCCCAGGCAGCTACCACAGCAGTAAAGAAGGCAACAGCCACTGGAATCAAATCATTAGATGATATTGTAAAGATGGCTCCTGAAAAATTAGCTAAGATACCCAAAGACACATTAGAGCCATGGGGTAAAGCTGCCGCTGATGCAAAAAATTACAAGGCGATGGATAAAATTGCCAATGTTTTAGGCAAAGACACTAGAAACTTGTATCAAAAGGTTGCGCCCAATCTTATTGGTGGGAAAACTATAGCCCCAGAAGTGTTGGCTGGTCAAGCACTTAAGAATTCATCACTTGCTGGAAAATCAGGTGATGTAGTAAAGTTAGCCACAACACTTGGATTAGCAACAGAAACTTATACATATTGGCGTGACTCTTCTGAATTAGATAACAAATTAGCTGCCGGAATGCCTCAAGAAGAATATAATAAACAATTACAAGAACTACGTGGTAAATTTATAACTGGTGTTATAGCACCTTGGGCGGCTATGACGATATTAAAATATCCAGCAAAATTATTAAAAATTGTTCCAGGCACAATGAAACTGGTAGGGTTTCCAAATGCTGCCGAAATTACTTCAATCCTAGCTAAACGTGGCTCTCAATTGGCACTGCTTGCATGGTTCAATGGTTTAGATGGAAAGGAGTGGCTAAACAACTTGATGGGTGGCACTCTATTTGGCACATTGGGAAATATTCCTAAAATGGCTGGAGAAATAACCACTGCACTTAGTGCAGGCGCCAGGGTTGCTACAGGTATAGGACTGCCAAAAGAATTTGAACCAAGTAGTACTGAACTTGGTGGCGGCTCAAGTGGCTATATAGATCCTTTTAAAGGAACTGATAGAGAAGGCGGAATATAGATTTTATAATAAAGGCAGTCCACTTTTCTTTGTTAAATCTATATTGTCTTTAATTACTTCATTCATTACAAGTCTATCGTCCCTACTGTAAGTATGGAACAGATCATGACTACTAACTCCCCCACGCATGTACCAGCTGATACGAAAGATTTCATCTTTCAAGTCTCTAATATGAAGGTCAAAACTTTTTAAGTAAGCCTCTAGCTCAGAGTCCGGGGTATAAATCAGCCTCTGACGAAAAAATTTGATTGATCCAAAGTAACTTCAACTTTAGATTCATGTCCGCAATTACTACATTTTATATCTTGCTTAGGCATGTCCCACTGTGTTTTGTTGGCTTCAAGTTTTTCTTTAATACGTTTAAAGAATTCTCTGTCGCTATTTTTTAACCACTCATCAATCATTGCAGGATCATCGACAGTGTCGTTACCAATTTGAACATTTTCAATACTGGTTAAAAATAATTCTATTTGCATTTCAGAAATGCGTTTGTAAATGTCGTCTTGTACTTGTTTCATTTGTTCGTCATCGCCAGCTGATTCAGCTGTGCTTAGTTGATACAACATCTTTTGAAGTTTGTAGTTTTCCATGTTAAACTTTGTGATTTCACTATATTTCAAAGGTCTAATATTAATTGTAAGATCGTCTATTTTAATTTTGCCATCAAATGAAATGCTATTAAAATATTCAATAACTTTGCCAAGATTAACAATGAATTCGTTTTCAGTACTGCATTGCGGGCATGTGTGTGTCAGTTCCATTTCATCGCCATAAGTGGCCACACGAATGGCAACCAACAGTGCATCAACATCAATGCTGGGCATGTCTTTGGCGTCTTTGATGTATGGACAGCAACTTTCAACAACCCTTACAGTTGCTTCACCGTTAAATAAAGCATCTGGAGTCTTAAAAACAATCTCATCCATGCCAGTCATGCCAAAAATAGGTGCGTTGTTGTGGTCACCTTGTAATGCGCCTTCAGGATAGAACAATCCCTTGCTAGGTAGCGATATAAAGACTTTTGGCTGTCTAAAATATCTCTGTAAAGGGTTATTTGGGTTCATTTTGTACTCCGATAAATATAACTACAAGTATTTATATACGCAGTTTTCTGGGATAAAATAATGGCAGAAATTGACTACGAAAGATTAACGAAAGCATTCAAGGATGGGCAAATTGGAAGCATTGGCGCAGGTAACTCTGCTGGAGTTGTTGGCAAGGGAATTGACGTCAGCGTTAACGCAATAAAACTTCCTTTTGAAAAACTTGGTGAAGTTGTTGGCAATAATACCAAAATTTTTGAAACATTAAGCAATACTGGAAACAGTTTTAGCAACAATATTGATTTAATGAAACTGTCAGCGGCCAACAGCCGAATGACTTTAGAAGAATTATCTAGTGTAGTGCAGAAAAGTGGTAAGGACTTTTCTGGACTTGGTGGCAGTGTTGCCAAAGGTGGGCAAGCCTTTACAGAATTTAGTAAAACATTCTTTGAAAGCGGACTTACAGAAAATCTGCGTCAAATGGGTTATACCAGTAAAGATCTTAATGAAGTACTGGCCACACAAATTGGATTTCAAAAATCCACAACAGACACTAGTGTAGCCGGACAAATTAAAACAGCGGCCGCGGCGGCAGATCTTGCCAATGAAATGGATCTCATTGCCAAACAAACAGGCAAAACACGCAAAGAACAAGAAGCTTCCTTAGAAAAAGCCAAAGCTGACGGACAAATTGAAGCTAAGTTCCGTCTTATTGGTTTAACACAAAGCGCAGAAGCAGAAAAAGAAGCCCGTGCAGGATTTGCAAAACAATTAGCTCAAGCACAGGCAATGGGCACGGATCAAATATTTAAAGAAATGTTTACTACTGGAACTGTGCGTAGTCAAGAAGCCGCAATGCAAATGGGCTTGCTTGGACAAGCAGCCAGAGAAACTGCAAACAGCGCAAAAGAACTAAGCAAAGGTAATGTTGCCGCTAGTCAGACTGCAATGGACTCTGCTAAAGAAGGTAACTTAGCAAATCAAAGTAACAAGGCATTGATGCAGATAACAGCGGCAGGTGTTGGTCCAGCTGCCGATGTTATGAAGAAGAATATTGAAACCAACGATGCGTTATATCAAGGAGCCGCAAAAACTGTCAAGGCCATGGGCATTGCCATGGACGATGTGACAAAGATATTAGGAGCTCAAAAGAAAGCAATTCAAGACGAACAACAAGCACGTAATGGTGCAACAAGTGCAATGATTGCTGTGCAAAATAGATTAGGTGATATGAATGCCGCGGCAAATCGTGCGATACGAACACCATTAATGACCGGTGAAGCAAATAAACAACTTCAAAACGCGGCAAACGAAATGTCACAAGGTGTTAAACCTGGAGCATCTGCCACAAAAATTGCTGAAGGGTATGCCAATGCACTTGTAAAATCAGCGGCAGCGGGCGGTGAAAGTAACTCTCCAACTAGCACTAGATCAAGATATGAAGAAAATTTAAAGAAAACACCAGGAGTGTTGACTGCTATTGACACTATTGATAAAGGTGTTGGCGCTACTGTGACAGGCGCACGAAATGTTGCTAATAAAGTTGCAAATTTTACAGCAGATGTTATGAAAGTTATAAAGTTAGAAGCGCCAACTAGAGATGAAGGTACATTAGGAAAGACTGGACAAGTTTTTGAACCACAAGATTTTATTGGTAAAGTTGCCAAAGGTGAAATGGTACTTACACCTGAGCAAGCTAAGAAATTTATGGAAGGTGCAAAGACAGAAGGTATTGCGGATGCTATGAAAAATCTTGGTGGCATGATGCCACCAACATCTGCTAGCAGTGGAGGAGGGTTTAGTCTAAGCAGTTTATCTAAAGAAATATCAACTTCAGTTAGTAGTGTAACAAGTGGTTCCAGTATAACTCAACGTACACAAACTGATGATAGCAAAAAAGCTCAAGAAGAATTAAACGAATTAAAGAAACAAGCCAATGCTGAAAAAGAAGCAGTCCGCGAAAAAATTAAAAGTCAATTAGGTCCTGATGCGACTAATCGAGAAAAACATAAAGCAGTACGTGATAGTGACGAACTTAAAGGGTTAGAAGAAAAATATAATTCTTTAATGGAACCGTTACAGAAAAAAATAGAAGCTGGCATTAAATGGGAAACTGAAACAAAATCAGAGCAAGTAGAAGAAACTAAAAATTTTGTAAAAGAACAAGCAGATCTTTTAAAAATATCTAATACTGACATTTTAGCTATACAAGAATCAACTAACGAAGAAAAACTTGGCAAAGAAAAAGAAGCAAGTAAAGCTGTATTAGATGAGTTAGCTAAGACTGGTGATTTAATACCAGCAACAATAGATGTACCAGACAGTATTGATACTGCTAGCAAAACAAAATCAATTGAACCACCACTAGCACCTATAGCACCTAAAGTAGTAGCGCCGGCAGCGCCAGTAGCACCAAAATTTGATAAATCAAAATTTACAATGCCTTCAATGGATCAATTAACTATTGGTCCAGACGGTATGCCAAAAATTTCAGCAAAGCCGCAAGCACAAAGTATTCCAGCGGCAGTTAAACCCGCAGAAAAACAAGCAAGTCCGGGTAAAAAGATCAATCCAGAAACTGGAGAAGAGTATACTCCAGTAGGCGACGCCAAAAAATCAGACAAGAAAACGGCAGTAACTGAAACTAAAACTGCTACTCTAGACGACGTGGCAAAATTATTATCTAGCTTAAATACTACTATGAAACAAATTGCCTCCGCGGCTAGCGAAACAAATACGAAACTTGGACAACAGGTCAAAGCAACCAAAGCCATGAGCGGTAACTTACACGGAGCCCCATAATGTCTTGGCGCAAATACTTCACACCCGTAGCAGTTAATACTGCATCAAGCAATGTAAGCCCATTGACCAATTCTTCAAGGGCAGGTCCAGCACGGACCAATTACAGCAGTTATTTGCCTGATGTTTACACTGGTAGTCCAAATCGTGTTGAACG